ATATATTGCTATATTTTCTAAAATACAGTTTTAAGGATTCCAAATAACCTCGTATTGTATTATCAGATAGGTTGTTTTCATTATGAAGCCATGAAGAAAAATCATTCATTAATTTCTCTTTTTTCTCTTTTTCCATCTTTGTAATTGTTGTTTTCATATTATTGTACTTCAAAGTGTATTTCATCCGATACCCCGCCTTCTCTCATAAGCTTCGCTGCTTTTCCTATTACAACTTTGCTGTACAATTGTTTCATATACAAAAATCCGCACTTTTTAGAAATTTTACGCACATCTTCATATCCGACACAGGTGACGGAATCGTCCTCAATCGAATGAAAACAGAAATGCTTTTGCGTTTCCTTATCGAAATGGCTGTATATCGAAACGAGCTGTTTCCCGCTTTCGGTAATTGCCGTTACCGCTTCGCCCTTATCAAATATCACTGGCGGAATAAAACCCTCCCATGTCATTGTATTCCTATCCGGAAAAATAAGACATTCCGTGCCGTTTGACAGCACGCTTCCGTATTTGTTAAACCGCATTTGTTTACGACCTTTTTTATCTCCGATGATAATCGGTAATTCACTTTCCGGTTCTATTTTTACAATCCGTTTTTTTGTATTGTGAATGATTGAAAAAACCTCCGTCCCCGGTATCAGCAGCTCTGTTAAATTCATACTTTCCATAATCGTTAAAATTTATAATATTGCTTTTGACTTCCACAGTCCCTGTTTCGAATCGCCCGAAACTCTTTGTTTTTGGAAATCATTAAATCGTGAATCTCTTTATTTTGCACAACCCAACGGGAAAATGATGATGCGTACACCGTATATCCTTTTTCTTTTAATTTTTCGGTAATATATTTGTTTGTCAATCCGTTGTTTATAAGTGATATTATATAATCCTTTTCGCAGGCGAATATCTCGTTTTGCATGATTCCGAGTTTATACCGGCTGCTTTCTCCTCTTTCGAGTTTTTCAGGAATTTTTCCGCTTTCCCGTTTCATCCCCTTATCCGAACAGAATCTTCCCATTGTTTCTCTGTTAACTTTATATATGCGCGCTAATTGCGTGTTTGTCAAACCGGCGGAAACATAGGCGGCTATCTCTTCTTCTTTGCCGTCTAATTTCTTTGCGCTTTTTGAACCGACCGGACGACCGAATATCACGCCGTCTCTTCGCCGTCTTTCCAAACCTTCCTTTGTTCGTTTAATAATCATATCCCGCTCGATTTCGGCGGCGATGCCGAAAAAGAAAATAGCCATTTTTGACATAATATCGTCTTTTTTCAAAGTGTTGATTCCGTCTTTGACCGTATATATGATGACGTTTTTATTCATCAAAGTCTCAATGATTCTGAAAAGCATAAAGATTGAACGGGCTATACGTGATATTTCCGAGCAAATAATTATATCGCCTTCCTTGACGACATTAATCAACTCGCCGAGATTTCTTTTTGTATATTCCGTCGCTCCAGATACCCCCTCGTCGCTGATCCATTCGTCAATTTCAGTATTGAGTTCTTTCGCTTTTTGCTCAACACCTATTTTCTGACTTGCAACATCCTGCTTATCGCTGCTTACTCTTAAGTATCCGTAAATCATATTTCTTTCTTTTTATCTTTTCCTTCGTTTCTCAATATTTCAAGAGCGTCGTCCCAATCTTTCAATTCCCACACAAGCAAATCAAAGAACCTCCGAAAACATCGGGCGCAAAAATTTTTGTTGTCTCTAATTTTATAAAACTCCCCTCCGCAAAAATCACAAACTTCTTTCATGTTAATTTATTTATTAATTCGAGTCCTTCTTTTCCGTAATGCTTCAAAATAATCGTCTCCATTGAGTCGCCGCCGTCTTCGTAATCACCGTATAATTCATGCGGATAATCATCAAACTTAAGAATATCAATGCATATCTTTTGAGAGTAACAGGTTAGCAGCCCGTCGTAAAACTGTCCTATTCCTGTTCCTATTATAAAGGAAAAATCACGACGCACCTTTCCCCATTCTCCAATCTTATAAATATATCCGTTGTTTATCAATGCCTGTTCCATAATTCAAAAATTTTCATACCGTTTAATATGTTTTGTAAGCTCATATATCCGGAGCGTTTCCCTGTCTCCCGATTCCAGCAGCTGCCTGATGCGTTTCACACCTGACAGGATCGTTGCATGTGTCCGGTCGCACAGCCTTCCGATCTCATTATAATTAAATCCATTCTCATAGAGTAAAAGCCAGTATGCCTCCCGGATGTCTGCCATTCGTCCCCTGCCGCCGCAAGGGCGCTTTGTTTCCAAAATGTCCAGCTCCGGGACGCATACTGCCTTTGAAAATTCAGTGATCATTTTTGCTTATTTGTATTGATACACATCCATGATTGCCGTCTCGCCTACGCTTACTAATTCGTAATCAGCAAGTGTTCCTTTCATTCCCTGTTTTACAATAATGATAGCGCTCTGCAGGTCTGATGCTTGAGCCAGCACGTTAATTTTCGTTTTTCTTTCCGCCCCGGTTTTCTCGTCCAGAGTTTCAAGTGCAATTTTCACTTTGTAATACTTGGCGCCGGTTTCATAAAAGAAAAACTCATTAAAACTTACTCTCCGAACAGAGGAAACTGTATATTCACCCCTTATATACGGCTTCATTTCCTCTGTTATCCGGGCTTCCGCTTCAGCATGAGAAAGCGCATCTACCAGATAAGACTCGGTTACTTTCTTCAACGCTCCGTTTTGCATCGTTTTTTCATACGATACTTTACATTCAAACCATTCCATTTTTTTACATTTTTTTTACATTCTATTAAAAGAGGGTTCAATTTTATGCCAGACATTGTAGTTATTTTTTTCTTCAAAATAGAAGTTAATTACCGTCCGTTCTACCACGTTCGATTCTCTGAATAACTGCATGATTTCAGAATATTCCGAACTGTTGAAATCCGCTTCTAATTCATACAGACGAGAGATAGATTTATAATCCAGATCGCCTTCTTCATTGCGTTGAATCATCATCATAGCGAGCTTGTAGATAGGATCTTTTTCTCCCTTTTCTGAATTTTTAACATACGCGGTCAAAAATTCAACGAGCCGCTTTTCAGCGATATCGGCACGTTCGTCAAAGCCTTTTACTCTGCCGCCTTTCACCTGAAACTTGAAGTCATCATCCTGCAACGTATAGCCCATTTGTTCGTCGCGTTTCAGCTTTCCGTATTCTTTCAAGATGTAGAAAAACGATTCTGCTTCATCCCGAAGCCATTTTTTGAATTGTCGTCCTTCTTCCAAATACCTGTGTACCGCATCTTTAATGCGATACATGAAATCCGCCCGGAGCGCCTCGTAGGCTTCCTTCCGTCGTCCCTCTTCCTGTTTTTGTTCAGCCAGCAGCTCATTGACTAATTGTGCCTTTTCAGCTGCTGTTAATTTCGTTAAATCTACTGTACTCATAATTCAATTATTAATTTAAACTTACTCTATGCAATATATCACCTGCTCTCAACTCATTCACCGCGTTGACGTCCTTTGCGCCTTTTATAAATCCGTTATACAACATTCTTAGCTGTTCCAGCGGGATTTTGTTAAACTCTTCCTTGCCGGACGCGTTCTCTGCCGTTCCCTTTGCATATCGGCTACGTCGATCCTTTTCAAAAGGTGTGCAATCTTCATATTTTTTTTGAAAAATATCAACGCCCATGGCTTTGTGATAGGCAGCAATTGCGCTAATTAACCGTTTGCGGGCTATATCCAATTTATCCAACCCCGGATTTAACTCCTTGTGAAGAGCGTCACATTCCGTAATGAGCTGCGCAACGCTTAACTCATTCGTATGCTCTACGCCGCATCGCCAGAGGATCGCTTCTTTCCGCTTGTTTCCGCCGCCAACTTGTCCTATCAGCGTATGAAACTTTTTTACTAATTTGTTCTTTTCTGTTTCTGTAAATGTTTGCATGTTATTCCGTTTTATTTGTAAATAAATTGATTTCATTATTGAAATTCTCAATTTTTGCGCAAAAATCACCGAATTTATCCCCCGCAATGGGGGGGGTAAATATTCCATCCATAATTCCGTACCCAAATGAAAGCAGTTCTCCCAGCCAACTGTTTTCCCTATCTGTTAATTGCTTCGCCCGCTTAAAAACCATTCGCTCGCGGGCGATAACGGTATTTCCTTTCTTTTTCAAGTTATAGTGCAGCCGGTACATTCGGTGCTTTTGCTTTGCTGTTGTCATAATGCTTTTTTACGTTCCCCATAATTCCGCTACCTTATCCTCGTCGATCGCAATAGGCTTACCTCCACCATACCGGCTCGTCGGAAAAGCCATAAACCGGTCGATCTTGAAAACCACGTTGGCGTCTTTATAAATTTTCCGGGCAGCCAGCCCTTCCGGCTGACGCCCTTCAATGTGGCTGATATAGATAAATAGCTTATGTGGAAACATGGATTTTAATTTTTTATATTCCTTAAATGTCAGTTCCATAAATTGAATACTGTCCATTATCACAATATCCGGACTTTTATGCTTACTCAGATAGTCTATGAGTTCCCCTATTTCTTTATTGATAAATACGAGTTTTCCTCCTGCCTCAATCATATTAAGTCGTTTTAAAGCCATTTTAATCGACAGTCCGACGCCCTCCTCAATAGAATTGTATGCACCACGTCTAAACTTAGTAAGGTATTTAGAAAGAAGCATGGCAAAACTTGTTTTCCCATTCTTGGGAGGGCCATAGATAACCCAGCTTCCTGTCAACTCCGGAGTTCCTATTGCCTCTTTCCATTCGCCTTCAAGTTCAAGTGTTTCAAACTTTGCATCAAGAATATTACGTATCGAGTAAGCACGTTTACGCTTCATCAGCTTGCCTTTGTAAGTTCCTTGTAAATCCGTCTTAAACTCGGTATATTGTCCTCACCAAGCGTACCCTTCAGCAGTCGGCTCACATCCGTACCTTCGTCGGCATTAGCCCTGATAATCATAGCGGCGGATGCTTGCAGCATCTTTTCACTTTCTTCCTTTGCTACCGGAACAACCTTTCCGTATCGCTTCCCAAACCGGGAAAAGATTTCTGTATAGCCTACCTTCTTTCCGTCAATAGCACGACGTATTTTTTCTTTTAACCCGTCGGCTCCCATCATGTACCACCCGCACGAAAGCTCGGTCGCATTCCACAGAGCTTTAATTTCTAAAAAAGCATCATACGACAAGTCGCCTGCTTCATCGAGGATAATTAAAGGGGTGGGAAGCGTTTTAAGGTAAAACACCAAATCCTCATAAACATCCGAATAGCGTCCGGAACTTCCCACCCCAAACTGCTTGGCAATAAACCGTATTAGCTTTTGCTTTGATTTCACCTGCGAACAATCAACAAATACCACGTTACGGTGGCTTTCCGCATAGCGTTTCGCGGTATAGGTCTTCCCGATGTCGGACAGATCGCAGAGAATTGCCGACATGCTTTTCTCCTGACATGCCTGAAGCTGCGCCGTTATAAATTGAAATACCGGTGTGTTGGCCGTTTTCCATTCGGGAACATCTATCAGATTAACGCCAAGCCTGCGCGCGATGGATATCCATTGCGCCTCACTCAATACCTTTTCCGTATCACCATTTTTAATGCGGCTGTATTGCGCATTGTTGATTCCGATACTTACCGAAAACTTCGCATCCGAGCCGGAGAACATTTCCCGTGACTGTGCAAGTTTTTCTAAAATCCGTTGCTTTAATTCTTGTGTAATCATTTTTATTGGTGTTTTTAGTTATATATTATAATTGATTAACCGCTAATTGTGAAAAATCCATTGTTTCATAATCATACTTGTCTATCTCTTCAGATTGCGCCGCTTCAACTATTTCGGGCGGCATTGAGATAATTTCCGCAGAAACCTCGCTATCCATAATGCCAATGCGATAACCTCGATGATCCTTTGTCATTTTGTCGAATTTAGCAGCCCGCTTGTTTTGTCTAAGCATGTTAGCTTCATCTTCTTCAGTGCGTTCGTATGCAAATTCGTTATATTCTATCTGTTTGCTGTTAAATGCCTCCCCAATATAGGTATCATCCTGATACAAATAAACCTTATCGACACTTCCATCTTTAAGCGGAATCCAGTAGGCTTTTACTTCCGTATTGCCCGGATTCAGTCGTTTCAGACTTTCAAAGTTTTCCAGTAGAAATTTATTGTAATTGACCGCGCAATAGTCGTTATTTCTGATGCTTGTTTCTGTTTCATTGCCTATGTACTTGTATAAGTACCATGGCTCCAGCTTTGGGAGATTCGGATTTATGTTTTCAAGAAATACCTGTTTGCGTGTTTTTCCCCGGTAGGTTTTTTGCAGTGGATGCAGTGAATTGTTGTGTTCTTCAATGTCTCGCAGGTCATCCTCAATAATGGTTTGCGGGTCATATTCTTTTTCTATAAAGTCGCCTTTCTTTTTATAGCGAATACTTCTATACTCTTCGCCTTTTGCGAAAAACCGGCCGCGCGTGTGATCATTCTTTTTTGCAACACCAAATTTTAGCGACTTAATATGATGTTCCGCTCTTTTTTCAATAGAACTTGAGCATATACGTTGTTTTGTAAATGGAAATACATTTTCCCACCAGTCTTTTCCGAGATCGTCCATTAAATGGTGTTCCCGCTCAATTTCGCCCGGCATGGGCAATCCAAGTTGAATGAGTTCACAAAACATGTTCCTAAAACATTGTATTACGTCTTCCGTATCGAGCGAATCTGTCGAATAAACCGGGGTGAACCAGTAACCGCTTTTAACATCTACCGCACAATACCGGTGTACCCGGCCGCCTTTCCACATCCGGCTCAAATCGGCATCATCCATCGTAATTTTACTCAAAGAATAACTGCCTATGCATCGATGATGGAATGGACGCTTATTAACCCGGTGTTCAAACTGTCCATTCCGGTAGGAATACGTAGCGGCATCATTAACGTGATCTTTCAGATAATTCCATACAGTTGCAATACTGATTTCCAAAGCTCGCGGCTCTCCGCCTTCTTTTGGAATATATTGAAAATCTTCGGGTCGGAATACCTCGCCTGTTTCTTTGTCGTAAATTTCTTTATTACCGCTTACAAATTCGAGATAAAGCTCATGCACCCTCGTTTTAAAAGGCTTGCCGTTCATCCTCCAAATGGATACCAGTAGCTTTTCCGCAGAAGCGGAAACCACGCGGGTATGATCGTTGCAAAAATTCCTGTGAATAATTGCCTTGTAGCCTTCTTTTAAATACTCTTTAAACGCTCTTTCAAGACTTCGCTCGTTACTGAAAACCGGTACTTTATATTCAATCGCAAATTCCGTATGCCGCTCAAGCAATATTTTCCTTTGCTCCGACATTTTAAATTTATGCGTAGTTGAAGCATAAGCGGTCAGTTGCCGGTTTAATCCGTTTCGCAGCGCATTAAAAATACTGGCGCGGATAGTGTATTCGTTGATTTTTTCAGAAGCAAGTGGCTCCCCGTCAGCCTTCCTGTACTGCACATAAAACGCTCGTGCCTTCGGATCGATTTCCATTTTGTAACAGCTCTTACGGGGCGCTTCCGCTATCTTGCCCATAAGGCTTTCTATCCTGCACCTCCTGTCCGGTCGCTTGATGCTGCGGGCGTCAATAACGGTTTGTCCGTTCAGTCCGCGTTTTAATATTTCCAAATAACCACTTCGGCTATCAACCCTGAATTGATTATAAGTCAATCCCGATTCTATCCACTGATTAACAGTAAGGGCGGGTGTGCCGTCTATTATTTGATACGTTTCCATAATAATTATTATGAATAAAAAAGAAATTGAATATCAGCTTCAATGTTTCGATATTATTGAGATTGACTATCGCGCTCATATTTCAGCGCAAAAATTCTTCCTTCGACAAATTTGTCAAAAGGCACTCGGTGTTTCCGAATCTCACTTTGACGAGATGTATTCCGATTTATATATTCAGAACTGGAAGGAGTATTACGAAAGCATCCCTCTTTTCCAGAGGGATGACATGCTAATTGAATTTTACAATAAAATTTTTTCATAATTCATCCAAATTATACCGTTTCATAATCTCATCCATCCAGCCCTTCCGGTCTGCCCAATTAAGCAGCGCTACCGATAAAGCAAACCAGCATACGCATATCATCACCAACCAAAGTGGTCCCGTTGTAGTTAAGCTCATAAGTGAGCATATAACATTAATCGAAATTAATTTAGCTTTCATATTTCCTCCAATAATGTTTCTATTTGACTCTCTACCATCCACGACATACCGGTACTCACCGTTCCGTCCTCAGTTTTCACGAAAGAGCGAAACCAGTATTTATTACCTTCCTGCCCCAGGAAGGTAAATTTGTTGTTGTCACTCATACCGATGTGTCGGCATTCCTTTCCATATTCCAATGCAGCTGCTTTCATATTATTTCAGTTTTTCATAAATATTTCTCAACGTTTCCATATCTTCTCTATCTAACGATAACAGGAAATTTTCGTTATCATAATACATGCCATCCTCCTTATTGTAAGACATACAGCCCAATACCCGCGAAAGAGTGTTGGTAAGAATAATGTCTTCTTTTAATGTTAAATTTGTCACTTTCATAATGTTTGTTTTTTATGTTGTTTTTTGATTATTATTTTCTTCAAACTCATTGAGTTTCTTGTTTGCGAGGTCTCTGATCTTTATTGCGTCGGGGTGATCAGTTTTTCCACGCAATGCTTTCCTTACAAAAGGCTGACTCCTACTAAAAACCTCGCCAAGATATTTATTCATTCCATGTTTTACGATAATTGGTTTCATACTTATGTTGTTGTTAAAATTTTTACTACCTTTATAGCCCGTTTCATTATTGAAACGCATTGCAAAGATACAGTGTATATACTGTATATCAAAATTATTTTTACAGTTTTTTTATTGTAAATTAAAAATATTTTATAAATTAATGATTTACAACTAAATAAAATTTTATGAGCACAGGAGAAGTATTAAGCATTTCGGTTGGAATATTATCATTGCTTGTGGTAGTACTAATAGGGTGGCAAATTTACTCGATATTTAACATTCGAGGCGAAATAAAAGATATACGAGGAGAGGTTAGCAGTGCAATAAGACGCATTAATACGGAATCTGAACGGCTATCTACAACGGTTTATATAACAATTTTTGATGAAATAAGAAAAAAAAATGAGGATGTATATGGATATTTCAAGTATGGACTATTAATAATTCTGCATGCAGAAGGTTGTGGTGAGTTTCATCTTTGCTCATCAATGATTCAAGCATTGAAAGAGTCTTTTCCGGTAATGAAATCTATCAAGAATGAAGAAAAGGCAGATATTCTTTCAATAGCAGCAAAAATAAGTGAATCGGGGATAAAACAACAGTTTGGTGATTTACATAGTATGATTATAACAAAAATACCATCTTGTGATTAATCGAAGTCTATGTTGTTGTCATTAAGGGTGAAGGTTGTTTTTATGACCCACCATAAAGATTTTTTTCTTTTTTTATATCTTTTAGCATCCCTATTAAAAAGAAGTTGTGCATAAAAAAAGGGAGTAATGATTATGGATATACTGATGATTATGTAAATTATTATTATACTCATAATATTTTGAATTAATTTTTTTCGCAAATATACAGAATGCATACTGTAAAAACAAATATAAGTTATTAATATGAAAAAAAGATTGATTGATTTTTTAGCTTACTTGGGTATTGGGCAAACTAAATTTGAAGAAAAGGTCGGACTGTCACGTGGATTTGTGAATACACTAAGAGATAATGTAACAATAAAAACTTTGAATAAAATAGAAACAGTATATCCTGAATTAAATATAGATTGGCTAAAGACTGGAGAAGGTGACATGTTAAACATGGAAAAAAAGCGAATGGCTATTAATAAAATAGATTTGCATCCAGAAGATGTACCGCTTTATAATGCTGTAGCGGCAGCCGGATTCGGATCATTTGATACAATGTTAAGTGAAGAAAATATTATTGATTATTATAGGGTTCCTTTATTTAAATATTGCGATTTTATGATGTATGTAAAAGGCAGCTCTATGTATCCGAAATACAGCAATGGGGATATCATAGCTTGTAAAATATTGCATAGCGTACAATTTTTACAATGGAATAAAGTATATGTTATAGCTACATCCGAGCAGGGGTTTCTTGTGAAAAGAGTTAAGGAAAGCGACAAGGATGATTGCGTTTGTTTTGTGTCTGATAATAAAGAATACCCTCCTTTTGATATTAACAAAAGCGAAATACTTGGATATGCACTTGTTGTTGGTGTGATCAGGTTAGAGTAGTGGCAAATGGACTTCTACATGGCTTTTTTTATTGTCCAAAAACATTTTCTATGCATTTTCATTATATAAAATTACTTATATTGTTGATTTTTAGAAGGATAAGTAAAATTACAAGTCGTTTAAGCCATATAAATTTTGGTAATATAGGGGGGGGGAATCTGCTAAAAAAAGCCTTTTTTATCATGCTTTTGGTAATATAGATATTTCAATCACATAAAAAAATACCTAATTTAGTGCCTAAGTGGTGCCTAACTCATGTATTTTTTGTTTTTCAATAAAAATTCGGGCATAAAAATCCGGCATCTTCAAATAAATATTATTTGGAATTAATCAGATGTAGTTATTAAAATAAAATAGGCTCGCAAGAGCCTATAAATCGCTGTAATCGGCATATATTTACCAATACCGGTATTATTTATATATTTATCGAAAACGTCTCCTTAAAACGACTAAAAACAAACGAATTAAATGCAGATGTTAAGTTTTAGCGAAATAAACACACAAAAAAGGCCGAAAGTGTGAGGCAAAAGTCGTCGTAATGTAAAGTTTTGTACTTTTTGTTTTAAATCCATGCTATTTTTAAAAGTAACCTATCTGTTTTATTGTTGCAGAATTACAGTAATATTAAAGAAGTTCCCTTTTGTATCTTTTGTTTTTACCCCCATACATTTTTATAGAAAATAATTCCTTTCAGCTTATACGCAAATCTATATTATCTGCATCACGTGTCACTTTTTCATAACTTTGTTCCAGAAATTATTTGTTACTACTCACCTCCCCAAGCACTAATCGAGATATGATATTCTTTTAGATGAATGAAGCTAATGATAGGCTTGATTTTAGAATGTTGTAAAATCCTTAAATATCAACAAAATGCTGCCAACAGAGATACTAGTTTCATCAACTCCAACTACCGGGCTTTCCAATAATCGCTTCCTTATTGTTTCGTAAGCAGGGCTAAGACGCTGTTCCATTCGGCTTAGTATATTTTTTACCGTACCTTCTGAGAGAGAAACTCCAAAGACCTCATCAAGAATACTGGTCATCCGTTCATAAGGTATATGCTGACAGACACTAAGATAAGTAACCAGCGCCTGCAGGTTGGAACCGTAGCATACAGGGGCAGTAACCGTGACGGGAAACTCAACTGCGTTCTGATGAGAACAACTGCATACTTTGCGTATTTTC